CAAATGAAAATTTTCTTCTTTTGTCCATTCGATATGTTCCGCCACAAACTGCGGAACTTTCACTTTTTCGGGTTCGTCTAGTTGTTCGATTTTTTTGATAATTCCGTTTACATCAATACAATTTATAATTTGACTTTTATTTTCTTTTATGGCATTACAATAATCTATCAATTCTTTTTTATTCATTCTACCACCTCATCAACTTCCAAACCCTTACAATCAAACATCCAGCCGAAACCAGCTTCTTCTAATTGTTTTCGGGTGTGGTGTGTTCCTACGGCAGTTCCATTTTCAGCATCAGTGAAATACCATTCATCATCAATTGAATCATAATTGAGATAGCTACTATCTTCATTTAAACCTTTCATCTTCACGATATACCGCTTCTCTTTCCTTTCCTCGAGCAAATCCGCCACAAATTTAGAAATTACGGCTTTTTCAGGTTCATCTAACTGACTAATTAACCCCAAAACAATTTTCTTGTCAACATACGGTCTAATGCTAGTAATACTAGTTAGACTTGGTAAACTTTCAATTTTCTCAATCAATTCTTGCTTATTCATTTTTTAACTCCTTGATTTTACTTTTATATTCCTTCACTCGTTTTTTCCAGTAACCACGTTCTTCTGCCCGTGAATGTGCAAGTGATTTAACGCACGGTTCAGTTAATTCTGATATGTGTGATTCTGCTTTCTCAATCTCTCGCTCATAGCCTTCAATTAGCTGCTTCTTTAAGTCATCATTCATATAAATCACCTAAAATGGCATATCATCATCTGAAATATCCAAAGGATTTGTAGCTCCAAAACTTGCTGGCATCTGATCTTCGATATTTGCCTGGTTTGCAGAATTATCACGCTTTTCGAGTAGTTGGAATGTATCAGCAACTACTTCTGTCACATAGACACGTTGCCCTTGTTGATTATCATAACTACGAGTCTGAATTCGACCTGTAATACCTACAAGGTTTCCTTTTTTTACCCAATTTGCAAAATTCTCAGCCTGTTGTCGCCAAATCATGCAATTAATGAAATCAGCTTCACGGTTCCCATCTTGATTCTTAAAATTACGATTAACTGCCATGTTGAATGTCGTAATTGCAATATTTGATGGTGTATATCTTAATTCAGGGTCTCGTGTTAATCTTCCTACAAGTGTTACATTATTAATCATTTTTATCTCCTATTTGATTGCCAGATAGTAGCAATCTTTTGCGCCATAATCAAATCTGACGCTATCCTTTTTGATGTGTTTTGTAAAATGTGGTCTAGTTATTCCAGAGTATGCCCATTGATGGTCTTTCATGTCTTCGATTAGGTCATCAACATTGTTGTATTGCCCTAGGAATAACCTGCAATGTCCGTTATAGACAAAATAGAGTTTTATCATCCTAGTACCTCGACTGGATAGAAGTTCCCAAAGGAACCTCTTAATGCCTTTCCGACTTGAATAGCTGCACCACGAGAAGCGAACTTCATTGCTCTTCTTTCATCAGAAAAAGAAATGTCTATTCCAGTAACTTCTACATCGACAGATTTCAAGAAAGGTTTATCTTCTTTTGTTCCATGTTTTAAGATGAACATTGTTGATCTCCTTTCTTCAATCTTTCTAACATCTCTTTTTTCTTTTCTTCTAACTCTTTTTTAGTCTCTTCACTTGTTGTATTTACATAATCAGGCTGAGACCATTCTGGAACATTAGATTTCTTGTTTGATTGATTGATAGAACCTTTATTTTTGCTTTCTTTAAAAATTCGCTCACGTTCTTCGACTGCTGCTATTGTCAAAATACCATCATTCTTCCAATTGGTTAAAATAGCTTTTATGTAACTAAAATTTCTTTTTCCGTTGTCAGCAGCAAGACCTATTGCTTTCAGGACAACTTTCGCTTCCATACCATCTAGAGTGATAAACTCTTTTAGTTTTTCAAATTGAGTTCCATCTAACATAGCAATTCGAGATTGATATTCTTCTGCGATGATTTCAATAGGATTCTCATCTTTATCTATATCTATCTCTTTATCTATATTTATCTCTTTATCTATATCTCCGTTGCGTTTTGTTGCATCTGTGTTGCATTGCAACGCTTTTTGAAACTCTCGATGCTTGCGAGATCTACGGGTACTTGCAGTTTCGCTACCTACCATTTCAGGAACTTGTTCCAAAAAATAATCTCTGTCAGACTTTTTCGTCAACAGACCTTTACTCTCTAAAAAAATCAATGTGATTTTAATATCTTCAACATTTTCGTCGATAATCAGGGATAGTTCTTCCGCCAGATTATCAGCCAAGCCGTCATAGTAAATACGACCTCCATCTTCTAAACTAATCAACATCATTTTCAGATAGATAATAGTATGGGTATCACCGCCAGCTATTTTACGAAGCAATTTCATTTCTTTAGATTTAAAAAAATCCTGTGTGAGTTGTATCCAAAAGTAACGTTTATTTTTCAAAGTCATACATCATCCCCCCAATATTCTCTTAAGTCAATATTCATGACAGCAGCAAGATTCTTCTGCTCGGTTAAGATTTGTCTACGGTAAGGAGCTAGACCAGCTTGTCGCTCTTCCTCGCTTTGTGGTAAGTAATACCCGTTCGGTTTCGTCTTCTTAGCTACAATAGGGTGTCTAAAATTAACTCGAAGACTTTCAATGACTTCTTCTAACTTACGTTTTGAGAGTCCAGTTTCTAAACGTATTTCACTTGCTTGAATTGGAAGGTCGAACGTAGCGCAATTAAGAATCATATTTAACACACGAATTTCCATTTCGGTCATATTGCGACTTACACTCATATTTTTCTCCTTACTTCAGTCCTATTGGTGGATCTACGTCATATGTAAATTGCTTATCTGAATTTCTCAGATTCATACGAGCAATATTACTAGCGATTAATTGTTTATTCTCCTTTTGAGACTTAGCATGACTATCCAGTTCATTTACTAGAGCCCAAAGGCATACAAGTGCGATAGTTATTAAATATAGGTATTCTAGCATTTTGTTTTTTCCTTTTCTTCATAGATTGCTAATCGTTTTTCAAGATCTGAGATACGTTGATTTGCTTGCTGATATTTTTCTTGAAGGTCTATCAATTCCCTGTTCGTATCCAACGCAACCAATCGCCAGTCGGTGTTGACTTCGATTTTTGTTGTGTTGAAAAACCATTTTGTGATTTTATCTAGTAATTTCATCCGACTGACCTCATTTTCTTGCTTGTTTCCATTTCTTTTTTCCATTCTCGACTACCTCTGTATTGCAGGTATGCGTCAAACCCTTTAATTGTGACAAGTTGGCCGTCATTTCTGAGGTGCTTCTGTTGACTAGGCAATTTCTTCATCTCTCGTCTCATGTCTCCTGCTTGTCGCTTTGTGCATCCAAAGATGTGTTCTAATTCTTCATCGTTGGCTGAAACCTTTTCGATGATTACATCTTTTATTCTCACAACTTCAATTGCTTCCATATTCGCTCCTTTCGTGATATAATTAAATTGAAAATTTTAGTAAGCGCCTGACTTCTGTTGGGTGCTTTTTTGTTTAGGAATATTACTTTCCATTGCCCTGAGCTCTATCTCATGGCTAACTTGTTTTAATAGCTTCTCACACGCTATTTTAGCTTCTCTGTATGTTGTATTCTCTCTGATAAAATAATCAGCGAGTTCTATGATTTTATCTTCCATTCAACCTCCTATATCGGTCTTGAGACCGATGTGATTCCTCCTTGATTTGATATAATAACTTCTGACCAGGACCTCTCACCGTTTTAGTCAAAATTTCAATGGAAAGGAGATGATTCTATGGACACTAATCAAGTTTTGATAACTTTCTTAACTTCATGCGTTCCTGCGTTTCTTGTTTACCTCGCAAATAAATATCAAACTGATTCCAAAATAAAAGAATTAAAGGCACAATCCGAAAGCGAATTACAGAGGCTTGAAAAAGAGCATGAATTAAAACTGGATGCCTTAAAACAAAGCCAGCAAGTAGATATCACTTCAAAATTTTTAACAGGTGAACTTGATATCAATAAACTTACTCAAGCAGTTAACGGAATCACAGAGCTTCAAAAAGCTGTAAATAAGTTACCAAAATAATTTGATAAAAGCGGAGGACTTACTCTGCTTTTTTTATAATTTCTATAATTTTTAAGAGTACAGAAAGCCCGTAGGATAATCCTTCCAAATACCCACGCCCATAGTCTGTTTTTAAGAATTTTAAGAATTCTACTATTTCTTCTTTGTTCATTTTCTATTCATTACTTTCTTTATCTAAATCATAAATATGAATGATATTGTTAACTCTAATATCTTTAGCTTGTAATCTTGTTGTCAGACTTTGAGAATCTAGAAGAATACTACTAGTTCTTACTAATTCAGGGTCTGCTTTTATTAAGGTATGGCCTTTTTTTCCGCTATACGGATATCGGTTTGGTTTCATGTTTGCTCCTTTCTAGTTTTTAGAAGTCTCTAATTCCAGCACTTCATAAAAATAGATCTTGGCAAAGTGTTTAGCGTTGTAATACTCAATGTATTCTCTAATTACTGCGCCATATCTACGACGGCTTGGGATTGTTAGTTCTATAATGAACTCGCTCAAGTCCCCATTTGGACGCTCCTTGAACATTTTTACTGTCGCTGTTTTCATATTGACTCCTTTTTATATGATTTAAAATCATATACTTGGTAAAAAATTAAACCCCTAAAAGGTCACTTGCAGTTGTTCCTAAAACTTCACACAACTTTAAAAGGTGTTGGGCTTTAATAGATGTAATGTCCTTTTCCCAAGCGTTGATAGTTTGAGTTCGGACTCCGACTAATTCTGCGAGTTGTGATTGAGTCATTTTATCATGTCTTGCTCGCAACTCTGCGATAGTAATTGTTGGTTGTGCCATTTACGACTCCTTTCTTTTTTATGATTTTAAATCATGTATTTGATTTATGAGACCATTATATATGACTTATAATCATTTGTCAACACTTTTTTTGATTTTTTTTCATATTTTTTTGTTTTTTTTATCATTTCACTTGATTTTAAATCATTTCTTCTATATAATAGGCTTATAGAACGTAAGGAGAAAAAAGTTATGGTTAGCAAGGAAAAATACCTAGAAATAGGACAAAGAATTAAAGAATTAAGGGAAGTAAGAAATATTGAACAAAGCGAATTGGCTAGTATGTTAGGCTATAAATCTCAAACCACGATTTCAAAATGGGAACGGGGCATCAATTTGCCCACTGGTAAGAAATTGATCGCTTTAGCAAAAGTATTTAATACTTCTACTAACGATATTTTGAGAATTGAAAAACCAACAGAACCCGAATTTACTTCATCCGACCTACGAAAAATGGCAGAAAACGCAAAAACATTTGACGGTAAACCGTTAAATGAAGATGATATTGAAGCCATTAAAAACATCATAGAAATATATCTAAATAAAAAATGAGCATTGAAGATATTTGCAAAAAGTATGGTGTCAAGATAGAATATTTTGACAAGAACTTATGGAACAGGAACGGGATTTATATTGATGAAATCAAAGTAGTATTCGTCAGCAAAGACCTAGCACCCGAAAAACAAAAACAAGTCATATTGCATGAGTTAGGACATATCGATCATACTGAAAGAGAATACCAAAATGCGCTCATAAGGTGTGAAAATGAAGCCAACAGAAATATGATACATCATCTGTTGGTTGATGCTTTAGGGGAATTGGATGACCCGTCTGATTTTAATTATTTAAAATTTATGGAATACTACAACTTAAAAACCATTGCTGAAGAAGTAATGGTCATGGAAGAATATAAAGCCCTGGTTGGCTAGAAAATAAAAAGGAGAATATCCATGGGAAAAACACTTATAACATCAACTATTTTGCTTGCTGCTACTTTTACTCTAGCAGCTTGCTCTAGTAACCAATCAACTACAAAAGGTAGTTCTGAACAACCTAAAACGGAGCAAAAAAACACTACTTCAACAGATACAAAAGCTAAAGTAGATAACAGTAAATATGATGAGTTAATCTCTGAAATCAAATCAAAATTAGATCCTGAATCAACTGGCGCAATAAACGTAAAAATTCAAAATAATGTAATCGATTCAGATTCATCCGAACCGCATGATACAATCATGATTTTGCTAACTGGAACGGCTAAGGATAGCGCAAAAAAATCTCTGGATGCAGTTAATTCTAATTCTGCTACTACTGACCAAAACAATGCAATCACTTTGATTCGTATGACTATTTCTGAATATGCTAAAAAGTTACCAGACGACAATACCACTCTTTCCCTCGGTTACGAAAAGTCCGCTGACCAATATGACTTAATCGCTAAATCTTCAAAGCAGAAAGATATTATTCCTGTTGGCGAAATCATCGTAGAATAAAAAAGCCTCACGCTCTCAAAACTTTGGCGAGTCTGAGCGTGAGGTGTGATGTATAGAAAGGCAGGCATTAAAAAGCCCTCTTTTCTATGTCTATTTTACCAAGAAATGAGGTGAAAAGCAAATGTGGATGGAAGAATTACCCAATGGAAAATATAAATTTTTCGAGCGTTATAAGGACCCGTACACTGAGAAATTAAAAAAAGTATCAGTCACTATGGAAAAGAAAACTTCCCAGGCACGAAATCAAGCAGCATTGCTCTTGCAAGAAAAGATAAAACAAAAGCTAAATACAAAGCAAGTAGAGAGTATTACCTTTGAAGAGATTTATAAGCTTTTCTATAAATCCTGGGAGCAAACAGTCAAAGAGTCAACAAAACACAATTGCAAGTCAATTGATAAGAAGATGAAGGAAGTCATACCGTCTGACACTTTATTGGCCAATCTGGACAGACGCTTTCTCCAAGAGGCTATCGATAAAGTAATCAAAACCAATGGGCATATAGCTGCTAAAAAAATTAGACACCGACTCAGAGGTATCTTCAAGTATGCCGTCCAATACTCCTACATCGAGAATAATGAAGCAGACTATATTACAATTCCTCAAAAACCGAAAACTTTAGAAGATCTAGAAAAAAAGCGTAACAACTTCCTTACCATGGATGAAATAAAAGCTCTAGTGAAAGTTCTAAACAGTCGAGAATATCACCAGAAATATGCAGATATGGTGATTGTTCTTGCTTTGACTGGTATGAGGTATGGAGAGTTATCTGCCTTACAATTAAAGAATATTGATTTCCAAAATAATAAAATCGAGATTACTGGTAATTTTGATTCTGTAAATAAAATCAAGACACTACCAAAGACTACAAACTCAATACGGACAATCAAAGCTTCTAAGACTGTCATGGAAGCAATTCAAAGACAAATAGTACGCCTCAGCGAACGTTTTCAACCATTGACAAGCGATGATTATATCTTTTGTTTTGAAAAGTGGAATCAACCTACAACAATAGCTTGCTTTATACAGATATTAAAAAAATATGGCAAGGAAGCTGGAATAGACAAAAATCTAACCAGCCATATTTTCAGACACTCCCATATTTCATTTTTAGCAGAATCGGGACTTCCAATTAAATCGATCATGGACCGAGTTGGTCACTCGAATGCTAAGATGACCTTAGAAATCTACTCTCATACAACTCAGGACATGGAAGATAAGCTGGTCGATAAGTTAGATAGTATTTTTTAA